TTCTGCTTTAACATCTATTTTTGCTATTAAGGTAGGTGTTAATTATGGTATTGTTAAGGCGAGCCTACACAACGTTGTTGATTGGGCTGGCTCAATCCCGACTGCCGCGCACTCACCTCTAGATGTGCTGTCTAAATCGAAACAAGTACCCCCATTTATCACAGCAGCCATCTCATTGGGTGAAGAGGTGGTTAGTTACTACTCCACCGTCTTGACGAAGAGGGCGAAATTAATGATAGGTGGTAAGCAAGATGGGCAGACAGTTAACGTTAGAGCGGTGGCCCCAGGTGTCTTCCCTCTCTCTCTGTTTGCGGCTGCAGTGCCTTCTCTGTCAGCAAGAGAACGTGATTTAACGTCATTCTTGTTGCGCACAGAGGAGGTATCGCAACTCCTCAACACAGGTTATGACTCACAGATTGCCAGTATTCTGACGGGCACATCCCCTGCTACAGTGGAGGTTCCATCTTCCGTATCTCTTTCTAAGAAGAGTGAGCTTATTCGCGATTGGAACGAGTACGTTACACCCGCCGTTGAGACTATTGGTACAATGATGACTGTCATGTCCAAAGCGATTAACGACTCCCGTCGTTATGCCCCGGCTCCGCCTCCACTTGACCCCTATCTCACAAGCTTAAGGCCTTTTGGGGAATTAACATTCGATCCAGCATCTGGAAGAATCTCTCCATTAAACAACCGTGCGCAATACTTAGCCTCCTCAGTTAAAGGTGCTTTACCCATTGGACCTAATTCACCTGCTATCCTTGATGCTGGCTTCAATGCGTCAGTAGCTGCGAGAGCGGAGATATTGGCTATGAACAAGACCGCTTATTCAATGAAGTATGACCCGATGGTTGCTGAAGTGACGCATGGCTCTTACCCATCAGATCAGAAGATAACCATTATGCCTCGAGTATTCCGACCAGGTATTCAGGACGTGATGATCTACAAATTTGGAGCGGATCATCAGGAGCGACTTGCGTTTCACATGTCCTTGATACGTCGTCTTTTCGGATACAATCTAGGAACCTCAGCGGGCGTGCTTTCTCCACTTAACGCTCTTTTGACTCCCCTTCAGCGACAGATGATCGCATCAGCTTACGCCGGTGGGTTTATGATCGCGTCTCCCGATGATGAAAGTCTTCACGCCGAATTATCATCATTAATGGTGAAAGGTGATGCAATTGAGGAGATGATCTCAGACTACAGGTTAAGAATAATTCAGCCTTTCTTCGGAGCTTATGGATTCGACTACACAGCAACAGCGGCTCTAGACCTCTGTGACTGGCGCGACGCCACTTACATTAAGGAAGCTAAGCTTCTAGTCGCTCCGTTAGTGCGCGTTTACGCAGGGTCTACTAAGCCAACGGCCGTGGTAGTCTCGGAAGTAGAAAGTGTAGTGTTGGAGAGGGTAGTTACTAGTGGGCAAGATCTGTTTACTGTTCCTATCTCAAGATTCTCTGATATATCAACAGCGTTACAAGATACGCCTTTCTTCACTTATTCGAAGGATGGTGAATCAGGATTCGATCCTGGAGCTTCACGTGCGGTATTTGGAGACAGCCGTGTCAAGACGCCCATTACTAGTGCCAAGATTGCGGCGGATATCGATCATCTTAAGTTTGATCCGATAGTTACTAACCGAGTATCCCACGTGGTCAAGAGAATGATTCCTTCTCAACCAGGAGTCGGCTATGAAATGGCTTATGTGTTCGCTCCTATTGGGGTCCCTGCTGCGATGACTGTAACGCCTGAACTTCCAGAAGCAGGAGCTACGGTTTCACCAAACTCTTTTGAGTGGATCAAAAGCGCTGATGACTGCGCCGCTTACATCGGGACAACAGATGATCGAGTGGGACAGACAGTGCTTGACGTATGCACATGGAACATTAATCCATCTGTAGAGATGAGTCCGCTCATGTCTCTCAATTCTTTGATTCGACCTGCTTCCAGCTATTACTTTGGCATGGGAGAAATGAGCAATAGCTTCACCGCAGTTGACACTACCGAAGACTTCG